TTTAACACTAGGCTTTATAATTGTTTAGAACCAATCAATATGAAGCCAGCCATGCTTCGGGATAAGGGCGACATTAGGCCAATGTGGGTTGCATCTTCAGCTTATTGCAAGCCGCGTCCCAATCTCCCCCAAAACAAAATAGATGCTGCCATGAAAGTTGCTTTCTCTCGTTTTGACAACCTTTCAGTTGGCCGTTCCCGTGAAATCTTTGATTTCAAAGGCGCTGTTGTGGGTGATCCTAACGACCCATGCAATCGTAGCATACCACGTGGTACTTCTTCTGGTTATCCTAGTATTTTCTTTCCGGAGTTGTCTAATAAGAAACTCGCTTATTTTGGTTCCGAGGCTGAGTTTGATTTTAAGAGCTTGGCTTGCCAAAATCTTATGGCTGAAGTTTTTGAAATCATCTCAGATGCCCGTGTTGGTTTACGTCATGAGCATGTTTTTGTCGATTTTCCCAAAGATGAGCTTCGTTCCTGTGAAAAAGCTGATGCTGGTTTAACCCGTTTGATTTCTGGTGCTCCTTTAGCTTACATCATAGCTTTTAGGATGTACTTTTTATCCTTTATGACCGCTGTTCAAAATACTAACACAGCTAGTGGTGTGTGCATTGGCATCAACCCTCATGGTCCAAATTGGTCTGAGATAGCACGTGAAGTGAAGAGGAAAGGTGGTCGTTGTGTTGCTGGTGACTATAAGGCATTTGATGCACACGGTCACCCTCAATTATTTTGGGCTCTTTTAGATTGCATAAACCATTGGTACAACGATGGGCCTGAGAATGCACACATTCGTTCAGTTTTGTGGTTAGAACTTGTTAACTCTAAACATTTGGCTGGTTTCGGAGAGTTTGCTGGAAGTTTGGTTTACCAGTGGCAGACCGGTCTTCCTTCAGGACATCCTCTTACTTCCATAGCAAACTCTTTTGAAAACCTATGCCTTTTGGTTTTGTGTTACCATGACACAGTGGGTTGCATGTACCAGTTTTGGGACCATGTTAGCCCTTATGTTTATGGCGATGATAATCTTCTTGCTATAGCCCTTTGTGTTCTCTCTCTATACAACCAAAGTACTATTGAGCTGGCTATGGCAGGCTATGGTTTTATATATACCTCAGAGCTTAAGGGTTCTGAAGTTGTGCCTGACCATAGGCCTATTGAGGAAGTGGGTTTTTTAAAACGTGGTTTCTCTTTTTGCGAGGATCTTCAAACTTGGGTTGCGCCTTTAGAAAGAAAGTCTGTTTTGAAGTCTTTGTATTGGTGCCACAATTCCAAACTTAAGGACGAGATTGAAATCCAAACTTTCGACAACTTTGTTTGTGAGCGCAGTTTACATGGCTTTTCTGGTTATGACGATGAGGTTTCCTTTGTATATAGTATCTTACGTTCCAAGCGTTCTCTGGACAAGCTTTCTACTCCTGTGCAACCTTGGTCATTTGGCCAGGCTCTGCTTCGTAGTCGCACTTTGGAATACTGATCTCTTTTGATGTGGCAGTTTTGCCTTCTCATCACCGCCTGCGTATAACTCGTAATCGTTGGCGTAGGCCTTTTAGGGGCTGTTACGACTTTGGTAGCTATTACCTTATTAGCCTTCTTTTGTTATCTTGCGACTGGGTGTCGAAAACTCCCACCAAACACTTTATGTCTACTTTACCCCTCCACCTTGCTTCTTTGCCTTGTTCCGACGCTTGTGATATCACTGTTAAAGGTGATGTTTCAGGTATTGCAGTTTCTGATACTTCAACAGATGTGGCTCTCACTACTTTTGTTAATGAGGCTGAAATTTGTGTTACTTCCATACCTCATCGTGTTAAAAATAAGTTTCACATTATTGACTCTGAGGCTGATGATCTGTCTTCTTATCTTAAGAGGCCTTATCGTTATACTGAGGGCACTTGTTCTAACGCTGGTGTTTATACTTTGACTTCTTTCTCCGTTAACGCCAATTCTATGTTTACCTATGTTCCTCGTATTACAAATCTCATCGGTACTTTTGGTTACAGAGCTACTTTTTGTGTCCGTGTTGATGTTGCTTCTACCCCTTTCACCCCCGGCGTCCTTAAGCTTTGCTATTACCCTTGCACCACGTTTTTGGGTACTGAGGTTGCTTCTGCAGGTGGATTGGGTTGGGGTGATAGTTTTACTTCAACTACAGGTATTTCTCAACTTCCTGGTGTTTACTTAGATATGGTTGAATCCACGTCTGTCACTCTTCGCATTCCTTGGGTTGGACCACAATCTTATGCTGTCAACACCCGTGCCACAGGTTTATCAGGATTCCATGCTGGTGTTTGGGGAACTGTTTGTCTTTACCAGTATCTGCCTTGTCTTGTTGGTACTGGTACTGCTTTGCCTACTTATGCCATTTGGACCTGGCTAGAGGACCTTGAGTGCGTTGGCGCGCAACCCAATGTCGTCGCTAATGCTAGCCCTCAAGTTGGTTTTGATGTTATAGAACGTGAGATGATGAATACTTCTCAACCGGTTTCCAGAATGCTTGGCCTTGCTACTCGCGCTCTTAAAACTGTCAATAATGTTCCTTTGCTTTCCTCTCTTGCTAGTAATGCCATGTGGCTTACTCGCACATTGGGTCGTACTGCTGCTTCTTTTGGCTGGTCTAAGCCTCGTGACGATTCTGGCACTAGGCGTGTTTATGCTACCGCTTTTGCAGGCGAGAGCCATCACACCGGTACTACCGTTGCTATTTCTTTGGGTGCTTCGGTTGACAATTGTGTTATGCCGTTTGCCCTCGGTGGTACTGATTTTGATGAGATGTCTTTTGATTACATTTTGGCCCATAAAGGAGCTATTGCTAAGGGTTCTTTGTTGTCTACTGACACTAGTGGTGTTTTAAAATATGCCGCTAATGTTTCTCCATCTGCATGTTTTTTCCAATTGAATTCCGCGAATACCGCCCTTTCCATTCCCCAAACTGTTGCATCTGGAGCTGGCCCCACAGTCCCCGGTAGTGTTATTGAGCCCACTTCTATCTTTTGGCTTGGTCAATGTTTCAGGTATTGGCGAGGTGACCTTGTTTTTACCATTAGGATGGCAAAAACCAAATTCCACACCGGTCGCGTCATGCTTTGGTTCATTCCTGATGCTTACAATTCCACAACTATTACTGCTAATAAACCCGTTATGGCTTATCCCACAACCGGCACCGAGACTTCTTATCAGAACATGGTGTGGGATCTCCGTGAGGGCAATGTTGTCGAGTTCGTTGTTCCTTATCTTTCTCCTAACCTCCTCACCTCTTTTACTTCATCAACAGGTAATTTTGGCATGACTGTAGTCGAGCCCCTTAGTGGCCCTACCGCAGTTTCTACTACTGTTCCCTTTGTTGTTGAAGTTCATGCACGTAACATGGTTTTTGCTGGTCCTGTTGGCCCCACATATGCACCTGCACCTGGTCTTAATCTCCCTGCCGCCATTTATGCCCAATCTTCTTCTCAGAAGATGAACATGGATGTTACCGCATTTTGTTCTGGCGAAGTTTTTAATTCCGTTAAACAAATGGCTTCTAGGGCCTCTTGGCAGGTTGTGTCCGCTCCTTTGGATATGCCTCTTCCTTCAGGTTATCTTTTCATGGTCTCCACAGGTACAGGGCCTTACACTGCCACTCCTGTGTCGTCTGGTTACATGTTAGACTATCTTGGGACAGCTTTTGTTTTTTGGCGTGGTTCTATTAACATCCACACTCGTAACATAGGCACTAGTTCTAATGGTACTTCCATTCAGATTGGTGTTAATCCCACGGTACCTCCAAATGTTGTGGTTGGAAATGGTTGCATGAACTCAGTTGTTAGTGAGTATAATGGCTCTTGTCATGCGGCTTTACCTTATTATGCCGTTAATCCTTGTTCTTTTATCCGTCCAGCGACTAGCACAGTCTATCCTACAGCCACCGTTTATACCGGTGATGTTATGCCTGAGTTTGTTGCTCGTGTGGATGTCGCGGCTCGTTTGTCAACCACCACTGAGCATGTGGGTCTTGGTGCTGGTGATGATTTCCAGTTTGGCCTTTATGTTATGCCCCCCCCTTTAATTTTGCCGCTGGCTGGTTCTACCGGGTGGTCTGGGCAAGCAGGCTATCCCGCTTAGTCTTTCCCTTTTTCCTGAGCAAATTTTCCCAAGATTTGTTCATTGTAGGCCTTTTATTGGCTGCTATTGGGACTCCATCCTCTTTTCCTAAGTGTTCTAGAACTAAGGTTCACTTATTGTAGGCTTTTTAAAGCTAATATTAGTCTCGGTTACCAAAACTGTTTATTTGGCGCGTTGCCCCCGTGTTACTAAGGGCAGAACTGTATCGTTCAGTACAAAACGATCATATGCAATGCATCATCATATGCACAGCTTCCAGGATTTCCTGTAGGCGCTTCACAATTAAGCGCCTTCGGGTTTGCTTAACTTCGTGTTAAAAAACCTGGTCTTCTTCCGTTTTCTCGTAATTCATTTTTCTTATCCGCCGCATATTGCTTCGTCTTTCTTAGGGTAGGGCTTCTGAGTGCATACATTAATTCCGAAGACTTGCATTCGTCCGTTTCACACACGGCAC